ATGCTCCATCAGGACCTCCTGGTCCTCCAGGACCACCAGGAGATACTCCACCATCGGGAGATCCAAATGCTGCATCTGCTGCACCAGCAACTGGGGCAGGTGGACTACTTCAGTCATATTCTAATACAGTCAATAGTGTTAACAATACAGTTAAAGGTCTTCTTGGAATCAAAACTGAAGATACTGAAACTAAACCTTCAACTGAAAGTACAACAGGAGCAACTAAAGAACAAGTTGGTGATCTTGGAAGTGGTAAGGCAAAACCAATTCCAGTAGAATCTCTTGCTGGAAATACGCCAGGAGAGGAACAGAAGCAATCTCCAGTTGCCGCTTATTCATCCTTTGTAAATAGTGTTAATAACACGTTTAGTTCATTTTCAAAGATGTTTGGTGGTGGTGCCGCAGATGCACCTGCCGCTCCAGTCCAAACTTCTGCTGCTATTGATCCAGCAGCAGCACCATCGACAAACCTTTCTGAGTTGACTGAAAAGACAATTACAGAGAATCGTCAGATGCAGCAAGAAAAGGTCGAACTTGCTAGCGCAAAACTTCAAGCTCCAGCAGCACCTCTTCCTGCTACAGGTACAACCAGTTCTTCTCTAAACGAAATGGGAGACAGTGCATCTCAGGATACAAGAAGGTCTCCTTTCTTTGAAGTATATGCTAATTCCTCTCAATACGGCTAATGGATAGTTCACAAGGAAATTTCAACTTAGAAATATTGGATATTGGAGTGAACGGAGAGAGTTTCTCTTTTACTTCTAACCATCTTCTTGCATTGGTTTATACTGAGGATATCAAAACCAATACCATTCATGTAGAGATTACAATTACAGATTCTGAGACTGCTGCTATTTCTAATATGCAGGGTATGGAACCAGTTGTACTTTCATATACCGATAATGAAGAAAATACTCATTCTTGTAGTTTAGTAGTTTATGATATCCAGGATAGATCATCCTTTGAAGGAAAAGCAAAGGCGACTTTGATGTGTTGTTCTCCCGAGTTTATCTCAAATGCAGCAATTAAAGTTTCTAGAAGATTTGGAGCAGGTGAAGGCAAATTAATATCCGAAATTGTCGAACAGGATGTTATGAGAAGTTTGTTGAAGACCAACAAACCAGTTGTTGTTGAAGAAACTAAGAATAAGTTTTCTTTCATATCTGCTTACTGGTGCCCGTTTACCATTATTAAATGGTTAGCAGCAAAGGGGATTGGTAAAACTGGTAGTGGACCAAATGCCACCGCTGGATATTGCTTTTACGAAAATATCAGAGGATATTATTTTGAATCTTTCGATAGTTTTTCTAAGAAACCTGTGACGAGAGTTTTTGTTGTTGGTTACGACCCAGAAATTGGAGAAGATAGGGGCAATAAGATTCCAGTTGATAAGATGACAGTCGTCAGTACCAGTGATGTTCTCAAAGGACTTAATCTTGGATCCTATTGTAGTAATGTTATGACGTTAGATTTGAAGGACATGAAGTATTCAGAGTTCCCCTTCAATATTAATGAATATTATAAGACGGTTCCTAAATTAAATGAGAATACAAATCTTCCCCTGTACTATGCTGCTTTTGAAAAGGACACAGCAGCGACTAGAATCATGTCAAAATTAATTGACACGGCATTATTTACTGAAGGAACACACACTCAAGATTTTACTAAGCACATCTCCCAGTCTTCTTTGAGGGAGAAATTGTTCTATAATAAAGAAGTGGAATTAGAATATGTTGGAGATCTTTCTCTCTATGTTGGTGATGTTGTAGAATTAGTTTCATACAAAGGTAAAACTAAGGAAAAAGATACTAAAAACAGTGGTAAATATGTAGTAGGTAAAATTATCAGAGAGTTTCGCTCTGCAACAGATAATATGACTACCAAAGTTACTTTGTATACTGACAGCCCAGGCGTAGAATAATGTTAGAAGCAACTGCGAATTTTATTGGTAAGGATGGTTTTAACTGGTGGGTCGGTCAAGTTGAAAACGACGGCGGCGACCAGCAGGATCCAGACTATACTAATAAGGTAAAAGTTAGAATTCTTGGATATCACAGTCCAAGTAAAGAAGAACTGAAAACTAAGGATCTTCCTTGGGCAATGGTTTCTATGCCCACCACTCAGGCACAGAGAAGTGGTATGGGATCGATCCACCAACTCCAAGTCAATTCTTGGGTGATTGGTTTCTTCATGGATGGTGCATCTGCACAGATTCCTATTGTTCTTGGATCTATTGGTGACGAGAACCCTGAGCAAGGATATAAGAGAACTGGAACACAGGGATTTGCCCAGCTGGTTCCACCTACCCATGATGAGAGGGTTCATGGTTCCAGTGGTTCCATGCCACCAGGAACAGCAAGTACAACTAGTACAAATTCCACAACAGGACTGCTTGCGGCAGCAACATCAGCAGCAACATCTGCCACTGGTGGAGATACGAAACGATCCACAAATACTAGAGGTGCAGGGAAGCCAGAATCAGCAGCAATGAAAGCTGCTGATAAGAAGAAATGTACTACTGTTCATGTAGGTAACGGTAAGTGTGGATCTGAGGCAACCGTCAAGATTGAGGGTGCTCTTGCTGAGTTTATGAAGTTCGCTCGTGGTATCGAGAAGAACGAGATCAATAAGTTTATCGATAAGGAAACTGGCAAAGTCGTAGACTTCATGGCAGAGGTCAACGCTACTGCTAATAGAATCAGTTCCAAACTTAATACTATTCTTGGTAATATTAAAGGAACAGTTCTTAAAGAAGTAGATCTCTTTATCAAGAAAATTCTTAAGAATCTGAACATTCCAGATCCAGACATTGCCGAACCAGTTAAGGAACAACTTAAAACTATTGGTGACTTGATTGCTTGTTTGTTCAAGTCAATGCTCAAAGATCTCGTTGCGTTCATCAAAGGAATGCTTTTGGATCTCGTTGAGAAAGCACTTGATACTGCACTGTGTTTGGTTCAGAGTTTCATCGGTGAGATCATGGGTAAGATCATGGATCTTATTCAGCAAGCAATGGGTTTCATTAGTGGTATTCTTGGCAAGATTACTGGTGCTATTGGTATGATCCAGGGTCTGCTCAGTAAGATTCTTGACTTCATCGATCTCCTCTGCGATGGTGCTGTAAGTTGTTCTCTTGGTCTCACCACCTTTGAAACTTGTAATGGTGCTAATGCCAAGGGTGATGACAAGAAGCAGAAGAACGTTGATCAATACAAGGTCAAACCACCAAATGACAGTACAGTTGTTGGCGATGGTAAACCAAACGGCAAGGGATTTGTTCCTCTGATTGACAGCACTGGTAAGAAGTTTGCTTACAACGCAAATACTGGTGAAAAACTTGCACTAGAGGGTGCTACTAGTCAGGAAGACTTCAAGAATAGTACGGGTATTGATGAAGGTAGTTTTGATACTAGAGGTCCACTGCAGAAGTTTACTGACTTCAACATCTATGCAAGTGATGGATCCTTCAATGAAGAGGCAGTTAACTGTAGCAACAGCATCCTCAACAGACAACCATGCTTCCCAGAGATGATTTGGGACAACTTGCAATCCACAACACCAGTCAAAGCACTCCCTATTGTTGATGACATTGGATCTATCCTTGGTGTTCTCGTTCAGAACAAAGGATACGATGTTAACGCAGAAGCAAGTGTCAAGGCAATGTTCACTTGCAATGAACCAGAGGGTAAGGGTGCTACATTCAGTCCTGTCATTGTTGATGGTCAGGTCGAAAGAATTGATGTCACCAGTAGTGGAATTGGATATGGATTCAATCCAGGTACTTCATATTGTCCAAAGGAGCAGTATGTAGTCATAGTTAAGGAAGCATCTTCTCTGAAAGCCAATGTCAATGTTGGTGACGTTCTCCTTGAGGTAGAGACTGCAGATGGTGTTGTAAGTACAACTCAACCAGCAGTCATGCAGGTTGTTGATCTTGACTATGAGGGATCTGGTGATGTATTACTTGCTACACTTAACATCACTTACAATAAGTATGTACAACCAGGACTTAAGTTGAAGACAAAATCTGGTTATGAATTTGAACTGAACTTTGCATCTAAGAAAGCACAACTGGTCATTCCTCCTGATGCAACTGCAATCTATGCTGGATGCTCAGATATTATTCCTATTCTGACCGATGTCACACCAACCTTTGTAGGTAAGAACTATACTGATCCTAAGATTGTTGTTGGTGATGAAGAAATTGGTGATGCAACTATCGACAGCGAAGGTAAGATCGTTAAATTGAATCTAAATAAGAAGACGCTTGGGTTTGTTAAACCTAAGATCATTGATCCCACTGGATATGGTGCTAAAATTGTTCCTGTATATGAATATGCTGGACCTATCCAGACCAAGGAGACACTCCCATTGAAGGAATACATCGACTGCGTTGGACACCCTGCTCTTAGTAACTAATGGCACATACTGATTTACACGCTAAAACTGAGGCTGACGTTGCAGAGAAGCAGAAGAACATCCAGTTAGATTTGGGTGGTGATAAAGCAACCAACAAGGAAAACGAAAGTCCCAGACAGCAAACTGAATATCCTAGGAACTACGTTCAGACTACATCTGCTGGACATGTTTTTGAGATGAATAATACTGAGAATGGAGAAAGAGTTCGCTTACTCCATGCCAAGGGTAACTTTCTTGACTTTGATGAATCTGGTAATACCTACATGATTACTCGTGAAGACAAAGTTGAGATCGTAGATCATAACTGTGTTATCAAGATTGGCAAGGATCCTAAAAAGGATAAACTTGTCATCCAGGTGATTGGTGACGCCCACCTCTATGTTGAGGGCGATATGCACACTGAGGTGGATGGTAATAAGTATGAACAGATTGGTGGTAATTATGAAATGAAGTGTGGAGGAGTTATGCTTCTCCAGGCAGATGAAAACATGGCGATTAAGGCTGAGGGCAAACTCAAAATTAAATCGAATGATTTCACCAACACTGCAACCTTCATGACCTCTGATCTCCAAGAGGGTGGAGATTCTGTCGAAAAAATCTTCGGCAACAAGACAATCAAGGTTATGAAACCAACCTCAACTTTCGCTATTGAAAGCGAAGGTGATATGAGGGTCAACGCTAAAGGATGTTATTATCAGAACGTCGGCAAGAACATGTTCACCGATGTTACTGGCAAAGCAAAACTGAACGTAACTGGAGATACCATCAAATGTATTCCTGGGGGAGCACCTCAGGGTATGGATGCAACTCCTCCAACAACATCTTCGTATGGAACGGAGATTGGTTACGAAATTAAAACTGGTTCGACATCTACCAAGATCAGCACTGAAGATTTTGAAATGATTGCCACTGGCGCAGCAAAGATGACTGCAGCAGGGGAAGAATTCAAAATCGAATGTAATAACGGAATCTATCTGAATTGACAATGATCGAAAGATGTTGTAGAATTTAGAGGTCAATGCATGTACTTCATGTCAATTACACAACAGGAAGCCTTCTTCTTAGAAGAAATCCTCCACAAGCACCTAGACGATTATGTGGAGGAACTAACTAAAGAAAAGTTTTCTAACCCAGACACCGATCAGACAAAAGCATATAACTATTACAGGACCAGACGTGACGCTGGCATCAGTCTGCTCGACAAGGCACAGCAAACCATCCGCCGTGCCAATTCACGAAGTGTCACATGGGGTTCCCAAGACCCCTGATCCTTGCTATAATTACTAGGTAATCAACAAACAACCCCCATGCCCGAAGCAACTGTCGCCCGCTGCACCGTTGACATCGCTGCCCGCCGCTTCACTCTGTTCAGTGACCAGGGTGACACCAAGGTCCTTGATTGTGAGGATGGTGATCAGTTCCTTCGGGTGCTTGAGGTGGTTCGTAACTCCCTTCCCGAAGAGGAGGTTGTGTATCACGCGGGCGTAGTTCAGCGGTAGAACGCTATCCTTCCAAGTTAGATGTCGTCGGTTCGATTCCGATCGCCCGCTCTGAAAAAATTATTTTTTCAATATAATGCCGTATAACAAGACGTATTCAGAAATTCGTACTCTTCTCAAGGAATCCAAGAAGGTTTCTAAGAAGACCATGCTCCAAATTGCTCGTCTTGCCATCAAAGAAACTTTGATGGACAGAGTTGAGATTGAAGACATCCATTGGGACAGCAAGTTCGTCGATGATCTTGAGGCAGATTCTCTTGATCTTGTTGAACTTGTCATGTTCCTTGAGGAGTGCTTCAACATCGAAATCCCTGACGAGGATGCAATGGAGATTGTCACGGTGGGTGATGCCATCGAAGCAATCAAACGTGCAAAGCAAAACGCAGGCAAGACCCGAAAGGTTGACCCTTCCAAGTATTTGAAGAAGAAACCTGCTCCCGATGGTCCTATTGGTGCCAAGGGTGTTAAGGTAGGACAAACTCAACCCGATCTAGAGCAAGAAATTCAGGAGGCATTAGATGAGACCAGCGACGAGGGAAGCGATGGAGATGCTGTTCACAGCGAAGTGGAACCTCCCAAAGGCGGCGAAGCATTGTAACCTCACTGACAAAGAGATGAAGATTACATTCAACGAGTATTGTAATTTTCATCCACCTACCTATTCAGCAGAACCTCAGAATCAACTCAGTCTCTTCTGAGTTTTTTGGGACGGTGGCGGAAGTGGTAGACGCACCAGACTTAAAATCTGTTGGGCATTAGCCCGTGAGGGTTCAAGTCCCTCTCGTCCTATTGAGGTTTGTTATGAAGAAAGTATACTGGTCCTACTCTATTGGCGAAGATCCTACCACTGACCCTCTACCAGAGGATTATGTAGAATCACCTAAAAAATTTAAATCTGGATATGATACACGCTACGATCACTCAAAGTGTCCAGCGTGGAAAGAGTGGGGTAAGAATACTTGGATCATTTCCCAACCCTTTGACATTGGTATCCATTACAACTCAAAGGATAAATATCTTCAAACAAACCTCAACCAAAATGCATTTGATGAATATTTTCATCTTGCAGACACTTGGTTAAATGGAGAATATCCAGAAATACAAATGAAGTACAACCTGTCTCTCTGGACAAGAGATAAGGATGTATGGATTGAGCAAGTTCCACACCCTCTACTTTCTAGACACGGTATAGATCTTGTTCCTGGTACTTTTCCAATCTCTGTTTGGTTTAGACCCTTGGTTGTTGGAGTAAAAATCTTAGATTTTGATCAAAATCTCTGGTTACCGAAAGGAACTCCCCTATACTACATAAGGTTCTATTCAAGGAGAGGTGATTCTACCTTCAGTCTGGAGAAAGGAGATCCCCCTAAGGACCTTATCAAAAAACATCATCAACATACACAGTTGAGGTTTTTCACTCAGTTCAACGCTTGGGATATCATCAAGAAGAGAACAGAGGAAGAAAGCAAATGTCCGTTTAGTAGGTTGTGGAAAAGATGAGCGAGTACATGCAAGTTTACTGGGAGTACCGTTATCTTAAAGGGGAGGGATTAGTTAAGGTTTACTTTTTGAATGGTATTCCATTCACTTGGGATGAACTAGAAGAAGATCCTGGTTCTGACATTATCAAAGAGGCAAGAGAATCCTACATGTATAGTCCAGATGATCTGTATCGAGGATCATCCTACATGATGGAAGAAGGACTACACCCTTTACTTGATGAGATTAATTTAGATGAGTGCTCCCAACTCCCAGATTAGCAAATATTCTTTCGGAGGACTTGACAGAACTTCGATCAATATGCTAAGATTGATCAGTGAACTTGAGGGGTCATATCAACTCCTCAAGTACATGGGTTTCCAAGAAGATATGGACACCATTGATGAGATGAAGAAAAGGTATTACAAACTCTACTTCAAACTCAACAAAGAAGAAAAGAACGCGCCACTATAGCTCAGCTGGATAGAGCAACGGTTTTGTAAACCGTAGGTCGTCGGTTCAAGTCCGACTTGTGGCTCCTTGGGGAATTAGCTCAGTTGGTAGAGCACCTGCTTTGCAAGCAGGCTGTCAGGAGTTCGAGTCTCCTATTCTCCATTCCCTTCGGGGAAATTTCATTATCAGATGTTTATGAAACTCTTTCTTGACACTGCGGACACCTCTGTGATCGCACGGCTTTTTGCTACTGGATTGATTGATGGTGTGACTACGAATCCTACTCTTATTCGTAAGAGTGATCGTGATCCTGAAGAAGTGTATGCTGAACTGAAGCAACTCGGTATTCAGGATATTAGTATGGAAGTTGGTGGTAACTGGACTGAGATGCTTGAGGAAGGTAGGCGTCTTCACGGTAGGTTTGGAGATGTCGCAACAATCAAAGTACCTTGTACTCCTGATGGACTGACTGCATGTAAGTACCTCTCTCAGTCTAACATTCGCGTCAATGTTACCCTCATCTTCAGTGCAGCCCAAGCAATCCTTGCTGCTAAAGCAGGCGCTGCTTATGTGTCTCCTTTTGTTGGGCGTTGCGATGACAATTCTGTCGCAGGTGTTGAAGTAGTACGTTCTATTTCTGAACTGTATAGAATCCAGGGTGTAAAAACTCAGGTTCTTGCTGCTTCTATTCGTGATGTATATAAGGTCACCCGTTCATTCTATAACGGTGCTGACATTGTGACTATGCCACCCTCTGTCTTTGAGAAGATGTACAATCATGTTCTTACTGACGCTGGTATGGCAATCTTCGAGAAAGATTTCGAGAAAATTAAAGGCATCTGATGGTGTCATTCCTCTATAGCTCAGTCGGTAGAGCGTCTGACTGTTAATCAGAATGTCCCTGGTTCGAGCCCAGGTGGAGGAGTTGAGAGGGGTTGCGACCCCTCCTTTTTTATGCTATGATATTCAGGTCTTCGACAAAATGCTATGACTGGACATGAAGGTGTGATTGAAGGACGCCCTGAATTGAATGTTGACTGGAACGCTGAGTACGCTAAGCAGCGCCGCAGCAGGATGGATGATTGCCTTTCTGACTACATGGGAGATGCAGATGTTTCCCCTCGTCAATGCTATGAAGATATGCTGTCTGTCTGTAATGAGTGGATCAGTTACCATCAGAAAGAGGCAAGACGCTGGGCAGAACTCAAGTCTCTGATGATGGGGAATCGTGAAATTGATCTGGGACTTGACTGATGACTAGAACTATTACAGTAGAGGAAGATGGTGATGACATCATTCTTCCTATTCCAGATGACATTCTTCTAGAACTTGGTTGGAACGAAGGTGACATCTTAGAATGGACACTGGAAAACGATGCCGCTGTTCTTAGAAGGGTTGAAATAAATGAATCCAACTAGAGAACAACTGATTTCTGCTCTGGTCAAAGAGTATGAATGGTTATGCCATGATGACTTTGATCCAGAGGAAGATCCCACACCAGAAGAATACCTTGATGCTATCAAGGATCTATCCTATGATGAATTAGTAGAAGAAACCCAGACGGACGACATCTTCACCCTTGACCAATTTATGAGGACGTATTCATGACTATCCCACATTTCAAATCTCAACACGACTGGGAAGCATTTACTCAAATCTTTGATAGTCAGTGGCATTGTAAGAAAGCACTGCTAGATCGTGTCAAAGATGATATGTTCCCTGGTTTTGAGTGGCACTCACTCACACCAAAGTCCATTGAGACTATCAACGACATCGTACAAAATCTTCTGTATGATGTAGATCGTAAGTTCAAAGAAACACATCAGGACTATAAGACTGAGGATGATGACCTCTTTATTCCTTATCGTTCATTCAAGGAGAATGTAGCAGAAGCACTCAAAGAGGCACTGAACGCTCAGAAAGAGTGTCCTCCTTGTGATACACTGACTTGTGCTGATCATTTGACGGATGAATAGTAGCACACTACTAGACAGATTCTGTTTGTGGTTTGAGGGAGAGTTTGATAACTGGGAACAGGCATCAAGCAATCCCTCTTCATGGGCACATATCTTTCTAGTGCATAAGAAAATTGGTGATCGTAAGTTCTATACAACCTCTCGATATAATTACAGCAATACACCATACAGAGAACAAGAGGTAACCATTGAAGAGGATCATGGGATAATTATTGTCAACAATCCCATTTGCAACTTACACTTCTCTTACAATGGTCACTATTTTGTTGGTGGATCGGTTGCTGGATGCATTTACAAGGACAAACCATTTGAAAGTAAAGCAAAACTTTTTGATGGAGAATACCACACATGGGACGAAGGATATTGGAGATCTTCAAACGGATTTTTTACTTTTCGTAAGAAGTTATAAATAGACTTGAACGAATTACTGTGGGTATAGAGTGGCAACACGTAAAATATCTGACCTTACATTATTAGACGCAGGAAACGTATCGAGTTCTGATACTTTGCTGTTGCTCGACAACTCTGATCCTACAGATCAGAACAAACGAACGGCAGTTGGTAGCATTTTCCGTGCTATTCCTGGTGGTAACGGTACAACCCCTGGTCTTGGGTTTGAGTTAAAAACTTCAACAGGTCTGTTTTCTACTTCTCAAGGACAAATTGGTCTTGCCCTTGGAGATTCTAAGTTAAATCTCCAAAAGGTTGGCACATCTCTTGTCATTGGAGCACAGGATACAGCAGACACTAACCTTGACCTTACTATCTCTGCACAAGGTTCTGGTCTGATTAGACTTGGATCTGTCCTCGCTATTAATGATAGTCTTTTTGTTGTTCCTAACTCCTCTGACAATACTAAAGTTGCTAAGTTTAGTTCGGCACAGATCCCAACAGGAACGACTAGAACATATATTCTTCCTGAATCTGGCGCAAATGATACACTTGTATCACTGACTGCTACTCAAACTCTTAGTAACAAAACTCTGGTTGGAGCAGTATTCACAGGTACAGTTCCCTTTGTAAACATTACAGTCTCTGGCAACACCACCTTGGGTGATGATGCTGGTGACATTATTACTGTTAATGGTGCAAGCACATTCTCCGCTGCTGCTACCTTCAGTAACACGGTTCAGATGAACCAAACTCTCACTGTTACTGGTGAGACCACACTGAATAACCACGTCAACATTGGTGACAACGACGTTCTGAAGATTGGTGACGGTGCTGATCTTTCGTTGAAGCATGATACCACCCAGTCGTTCGTCACTAATATCACTGGCGGTCTCTACGTTGAATCTGATGAACTGAACATTCGTTCGGTAACAGGATCTGAAAAATACATCTATGCCACAGTAGATAATGGTGTAGAACTGTATTTTGATAATGAAAAGAAATTTGAGACAACCACTGAAGGTGTAACTGTTACTGGATCTGTAGGTAACAACAACCTTACAGTTGAGGGTGATGCCCTTGTTAATGGTAACCTTGTTGCAAATGGTACAACCCATAATTTACAAGGTTCTCTTGGTGTTGGCAGACAACCTGCAACTTACGCTTTAGAGGTTGAGGGTTCTATATACAGTACAGGTGAAAGTCTCATCTGGGGAAGTGCTTCTGCTGGTAGACTTGTAATCCAAAAAGGTGCCGCTGGTATCGATTTGGAATTTAGAGATGATCAGGGTGTTGTACAAGCCGTTATCAATGGCGGTGGTCAATTTGGTCTTGGTAAGACCCCTACTGCTTTCTTTGATGTCGCTGGTGATGGTAACTTTGATGGTGATCTTACACTTGTAACTACCGATCCTCAAACGGGTGATGGCGGAACGCTCAACGCCAGACAGATTATTCTTACCGACCCTATAACTGGTCAGGTAAATACATTAAACGCAACCAGCGGTGGTGGCGTATCTAGAGCTAAAACCTTCTTCCACGCATATTCCTAATTAAACGTCATGGCAAACGGACAACTTGCAACTTGGGCACCTACTGTAACTCCATACAGTAATCTTGGGACTAGCAATACGCTAACCCGCAGCGATTTTAATATCTACACTGCTCCTGGTGCTACTTTGATGAGTGGTACTTTGAGAATCTCTAATGATACTGGTAGTGCTGCTGCTGTAGACGTTGCCATTGTTGAGCAAACTGATTGCATTCAGTTAGATGTTCCAGGCAACCAACCAGTTGGTGCAGACTTTGGTGCTTATGCATTCCCCGAAGGGGAGTTTACGACATCGATTGCAATTGAAGGTGCAAACGTAACTGGTACTTTTAGTCCTGGAGAAACTGTTACTTGGACAAACACTGGTCTTGATGCAGCATATCAATCAGTCACCTCTATTGTTGAGCGTTGGGACAGTGGCAACAGCAAACTGTGGTTGAGAAATTTATCCCACCCATTAGCACTGGATGTTGCTGGTGATACCACATTTACTGGTCCAAATGGAACAATCTCTGCTGGTCCTTCCTATGCTGGCACTGGTGGATATGCTGGTTGGTCTGGTAAGATCAAATATTATGATTCTAACCTTGGTGTTATCTACCTGAATAACTATGAATTTGCCAATAATTTGGATTATAGATATCTTGGAACCATTGGTAATGGCGTAGGTGAGGAAGAGAAGAACTCTAACAACTGTTCTGTTTGTGTTTCCCAAAGTCGTCTTTGGAGACCAGTTGCAACTACTCAAACTAGATATGCTGCTGCTGGTAACACTACTCCTACCACTGAATTTGTTGATGAGAATGGTGTAGAACTCCTGGTTGCATCTGTTGCTGCTGTAAAGGAGCATCAATATATCGCAAAATCCAGATCTGTCTCGGACAACGAAACTCTTGAATTGACTGGTATTGTCCTCGGACCATATCAAAGCCTTTATGTTTCTTCGGCAGCAGCAGTATCCTGCTCGCTTGTTGGTTTTGAAGAACCAGCATCCTGATAAACTTTTAGAGAGAACAATAAATGGCACTTACAAGACTTAAGAACGTCTTTTCGTCCAAAACTGGGCGTTGTCTCTATGTCAATCCAGATGATTTCGATGCGTCGGATTCATTTGAGAATAGAGGCAATTCGCCTAACCGTCCTTTCAAATCTATTCAAAGGGCACTTCTTGAAGCTGCTAGATTCTCTTATCGCAGTGGTCAGTACAATGACGCTTTCGAGGCATTTACGATTGTCTTGTATCCTGGTGAGTATGTAATTGATAACCGTCCTGGTAGAAATACTGCTAACCAAGCATTTACTCAGGCAGACATCTCTGAACTGACTTCATCCACTAACTTCGATCTGCAAAACGCAGATGGAACACCCAACCCTAACAACGTACTCTACAGATTTAACTCCGTTGAGGGTGGTGTTATCGTACCTAGAGGTACATCTCTGGTCGGTATGGACCTGAGAAAAACAAAAATTAAACCACTGTATGTTCCAGATCCTGAAGCAGGTGCTATTGCAAGATCTGCTATCTGGCGTGTAACTGGCGGTTGCTACTTCTGGCAGTTCTCCTTCTTTGATGGTCCTAAGACAGGTGTTTACAAGGATCCTACTCAACCATCTGCATCTTCCCCACCATCATTCTCTCACCACAAACTTACTTGCTTCGAGTATGCTGATGGTAAGAATGTTCAGTCTACAGTTAATGACACAAGTGGCAATGCTCTGACTGTTACCGACCTTGATCTGTATTATCAGAAGGTCGCTAAGGCATTTGCTGATATTCCTGATACTACAAGCGTACTTTCTGCTGATGAACTTCAAGCCCGAGTTGAAGAAAATCGTATTGTTGGTCCTAATACTTCGGGTCCTATCACCATTAGTTCTATTGTTAGTGACTTCGTTTCCAGTAATGTTTTCACTACAACAGCAGAAGTCACAACCACTACGCCACACGGGTTCTCGGTTGGAACTCCCGTACTGATTGAGGGTGTAACTGGTACTGATGCATCTAGATTTAATGGATCTTTCTTCATCAGTGAGATCCCAACAACTTCGACATTCAGATATGTCATCAAGGATCCTGGCAGCGGTGCTCCATCTGGTAACCCAACTGCAACAGGTTCGACCGTTAAAGTTGAGATCGATAACGTAGATTCTGCATCTCCATATATCTTTAACATCTCCCTTCGTTCTACCTGGGGTATCTGCGGTATGCACGCAGATGGTAGCAAAGCGACTGGATTTAAGTCGATGGTTGTTGCTCAGTTCACTGGTGTTTCTCTCCAGAAGGACGACAACGCATTTATTAAGTGGAATGGTTCTAACTATATCGCTGGTTCCCACAGTGATGGAGATAGTATCTTCAAAGCAAACTACAGAAACTTCCACATCAAGTGCTCGAACGATTCTGTTATTCAGGCAGTTTCGGTCTTCGCGGTTGGTTTCGCTGATCACTTCGTCGCCCTGAGTGGTGGTGACCAGTCGATTACTAACTCTAACTCTAACTTTGGTTCTGTTGCTCTGAGAGCAAAAGGATTTAAGAACGAACCATTTACCCAGGATAAAGCGGGTACAATCACTCACGTTATCCCTCCTAAGAAGTTAAACAGAAGTTATGCAGCGGTTGCTGGATATACTTTTGCAGTCACTCAAAACAATAAGACTGTAACACCAACTCCAGCAAATGCAAACCACGGCATTACTGTTGGTGAGTATGTCAAGTTTGATGCTATTGACGCTCAAGAAACATATAAAGTTAGTGCAGTCAATGGTTCTTCTGGCGTTCTGACACTGAACAGAGGATATCGTGGAGCTACAAATGGATCTGAGGATGCTTTCCTTGGTACAATCGATGAGATTCCAGTCGGATATGTTGCATTAGATGTCCAAAAAACACAGTATCAAGCAGACGCTAACAATAAAACTTGGACCACTAATGCCAGTTTTAATGCTGGTGGCGGCGAGCATTCTTGTATATACAACGGTAATGCTTATTATTCTGCACAGTTGGCTGCATCAAGTGGAACAGTTCAAGCAGGTACAATAGCACCAACCCACACATCTGGAAATGCTTCGGATGGCACCATCACTTGGTCCTATATCGGTGCAGTAAATACGAGATTGTATCTCTACGGATATACTTCTCTCGCAACAAAACCACCTTATAAGTTACAAGGTTTCAACCTGGGCGCAAGAAGGCAGGATGTACTGTATGTTTCGCTGATTGATTCCAGCAACAACTCTACTCCTACAATCCATGCTGCTCTGATTACTCCAGATGGATCTACAACTCCTGCAGATAGTGCTTTCACAGAAGTCACTGGTCAGCAGTATATTCCTGGAGATCCTGATCACCCACTGCAATATGATGCTGGTCTCGGTAACTGGTATGTAAGAGTAACTGCTGCTACATCTGGTAACTCTGCAGTCTCTGCTAATACTGGATATGCAGGTATTCATGAGCATCTTGCAACAGATAGTTTCTACATTAACTCTCTGTTCACTGGTGCTGCGTTCATGCGTCGTATTCCAGATAACAGATCTTCTAGAGACAGAACCTATCGTCTGCGCTATGTTGTTGACAGTTCAGCAACTAGTCTGCAGAGAGATCCTATCAACGGTTACATCATTCAGACTAGAAACGTACCAACTGGACAGTCTTATGGTGATGTTTACTACATCTATGACATTGAGAAGGCACAAGAACTGATCAAGGGTGCTCAAAATGGCATCTACTACATGACTGTTGTTAAGGGTAGCATTAGCCCAACTGACAGCAATGTTAGTGGATTTGCTTTCTCCCAGAACATCAACGATCTGTATCCTGAACTGGATAAGGATAATCCAACAGAAGATCCAAATGAAGCAACATCTGTTGCAAGTAATACTGTCATTGGTCTGGTTACTACAACTGATGGATCTAATGTTGAGGATAAAGCACTGTCGATCAGTAAGGAATCGGTTGCTGACTTTATCATTGAGAGCAGAAACAACTATGTAAACGCTTCTACCTCTGATTCTGCTGTTGCAAACTTCATTACTCTTGAAGCAAGAGATGGTGAAGCAGCAGAACTAGATAGAGATCTTAGAATGATCCCTGTCAATGCTACTGGCGGTACAGAAACAGAACTTCGTAGACCATCGATCCTTAGATCTGGTAACCATACATTTGAATATGTTGGTTTCGGTCCTGGTAACTACTCCACTGGTCTTCCTTCCGTACAGAACAGAGTTCTCTCTGACGAGGAAGTTCTTCTTGCACAGTCGCAGAAAGAGAACGGTGGTATTGCTTTCTACTCTGGTCTGAACTCTAACGGTGACCTCTTCATTGGTAACACCAAGATTAGTTCTGTTACTGGTGAAGAAGCAAACCTGGATACACCAACTCTGTCTATCGTTGGTGAAACCGCGAACTTACGTCCTACGTTCGATGAGATCATCGTTCGTGATAAGATTACCGTTGAATCTGCAACTCTTGAGAGTGACTTCAAAGGTAAGTTACGTGTTCGTGGTGAAGCAGCAGTTGAAAATACTCTGACTGTTAATGACATTCAGATTGGTGGTACTGCAGAATCTTCCAAGAACATTGACGTTGTTGGAACTACTCCATCTGCAAGTGCTGCTGCTAACACTGGTGACTGGAAACTGCTTGAGAATAATACTCGCGGTCAGTACATGGGTTGGTACTGGACTGGTGCAGAATGGGTCAAGTGGGGTCTCAGTGATACTGGAAATCTTTCGATTACTGGTGGATCTGGAGCATCTGATTCTACTGGAGATTTAGAACTCTCCAATGGTCTTGGTCTTAAGATCAATAGCACAGGCACACTGCAAGTTGGCACTGGTGCTACAACTCTCGGTGGTACACTTGGAGTAACTGGTGCTACAACTCTCAGCAGCACACTGACCGTAACTTCGACCACTAATCTTAATGGAAACGTAAATCTTGGTAATGGGACTGGTGATAATATTGTTGTAACGGGTAGAATTGATAGTAATGTTCTTCCAGATGACAATAACTCTTGGGATCTTGGTTCTACCTCGCTTAAGTGGGCAGAAGTTCATGCAACTACTTTCTTCGGTAACCTCACTGGCAATGTAACTGGTAACTTGACAGGAAATGCAGATAGTGCAACACAGATCAAAACTCAATCTACTAGCACAAACGCTACTCATTATCTGACATTTGTCAACAGTAACAATTCTACTAATACGAATGAGGCATTAAGAACTGACGGTGCTATCACCTACAATCCAAGTACAAATACCTTGACAGCGACCAACATTAGTGGTACACTTACTGGTAATGTAACTGGTGATCTTACAGGTAACGCAGACACGGCAACTCAGGTATATGTTACCGAATATAATGGTGATGCCACAGAGAGACCACTGGTATTTGCGTATACTACTGCAACTGCCAACTCTGCAAACAGAGGATTAGGAAAGGATCATACAAACTTGACATGGAACGGAAGTTCTAATAGACTGAGTTGTCCTAATATTACATTGACTGGTACTATTCTTGCTGGCACGTTTGGTACATCTTCACAAAATGCTTATGGTGCAAGAACAGTCAGCACCAGCGCACCTAGCGGTGGAAGCAATGGTGACATTTGGTATAGATACTAATAGGTTGAATTAAACAATGGCAGTTCCATATACAGACGCTGAGGCAGATATCCTCAACGGACACTTAAAGGTAAGACATTCTGGAGCATGGCGCACGATTGATGATGTCCATGTAAGAGATGGTGGATCTTGGCGCAGGGCGAGAGAGGTTTATATCAGAGATGGTGGATCCTGGAGATCTGTCCATGAAGGTGACCATTTCTTGTTCAAGACTACAAGAGGCACTAACACTCAGTCCGAGTTTAGTCTCAGTTCTTATCTGACTGGTCAAGGTTGGAATGGATCGGATCCTGTAAAGGGTGTGGTTGTCATCAATAACTTGCAAATGCAAGTCAATCTAGGTACAATGCCTGCTGATTCTAGAGTGTACTTAATTGTCAACTCTGGTAAGCGTATTCAAGCAACTGGTGGTCGTGGTGGCAATCGTGGAGGCGGTGCAGGTCAAAACGGGCAACGTGCTCTCTACACTAGAACACCTACATTCCTGAACAACGCTGGTCTCATCGCTGGAGGCGGTGGCGGAGGTGGAGGTGGTTCCAACGGACAGTGTGTCTATCAGAATACTTACCAATATGGTTGTATGAAAGGTAGTCAATGTCAGGGAACTAATCAGAACTTCTCTCAGTCTCTTGGAGGAGGTGGCGGCGGTGGCGCTGGTTACCCTGGTGGAGCGGGCGGATCTGGTGGTGGTCAGGCAGGTCAATCTAACTCTGGCGGCGGTGGAGGCGGCAACGGTGGTTGTGGTTCCAACTCTGGTGGATCTGGAGGTGGTATTGGTCTTAATGGTCAATCATCTCAGGGTACTAGAGGAGTTGCTGGAATTGGTATCAATGGAGCTAGCTATATAACTCAAGTTGGTAGTGGATCAGGTGATGTTCGTGGTGGACAAAACAATTAAGGAGCAATCATGTCTTTAGAAGGTATTGACAAACAATTTAGGTTGGACACTGAAGTTGCTCCAACTTTTGTAGTAAAAAATTTCAACCAAGAAACTGGAGAGTTTGAAGTTTGGTATAACTCTCCAGAACTTAAGTCTGACAACATGTATGGTCCTGTTCCTATGGATCTGGATTCTATGAAACCAGATGAGGATGAACCTATTCTGATGCAGATTGCTGCGTTCGTATTTAATCTTGTTGAGCAGAAAAAACTCAATGAAGTTGACATGAGCACCAGTAGACTGGTTCTTGCTCAGTTGATGAACAAAGAGCAATCAGTTGCTGCTGAGGAACTGATGAGACATCGTGAGAGAATGGCAAAGAGAGATATTACATATGTCGATCCTGTTGTACAATCTACAACGATCGTTAACGTATACAATGAAGATGACTTTGACCTTCAGTTTGAAGCACTAACTCAGGCGCTTGCTGAAGAGGAAGCAGGAGCGTGATATGTATCAATTTGCAGAAACACAAGATTCTAGGATCGCACATTACTCGTTCGGTTCTAGCATCTCACAATTTGGCGTAACAGTATTCAGTTGCACTGATGCCAGAGAGAACAAAAAAATCTTTGGCAATGATCCAGACCCAGAGAAAGAAGTAGTTCTTGATGGTCATTCTGAACTGGTAAAGCAGTGGATTGCTGATCACCCTGGTGGTAAAGTAGATCAATGTCAGGAAGATATTTTCACTTTTGGCGAAACTCTGCAAGTCCATCACCGCACGGTAATGTTTGGTAGCACATGGAGAAGTGATTCTCTCAAACCTGCTAACAAATCAATCCTTTATCGTGCAGGAGCACACACTCACTTCCGTATGCCTGGGATCGCTAGGATGATCTCACATGAAGCACACGGAGTTGCAGCATGTTCTGGTTTTGAAGACCTCTCTGTCATGCACAGAAAAGCGCATCTATTTGAGAAGAGTGGAGCATTTACTCCACATTCCGTAGGATCTATCCTTGTTCCTATACATAGTTGCTGGTATCACAAGACTAAACTGCAGCAACATTATCCTTTCCTGGTATCTGAAGCGGATACAATTCAGATTACAGTTGACAAACCAACGTTAGTCCTTGAGTTTATCAAGGAAGAACCAGATGTAGCGGAGTTCGTTAGAACTTGGTTGCAACAAATTGAGGACGGACTTATTGAAATTGTAGATAGATGAACTGTGCCCAAACAGTCAGGGATCGCCTAGATCACCTGACGGTTCTATATTATCGTGGATGCGAACCTGGATTTAAATTCTTCGGGGATGATCCTGAAGAAGAGAAAAAATACATCAAACAAGAGCATGTAGACAGGGTATTTGACAAGTATCCTGCGCTAGTGAATGAGTTCCCACAGGACTATTTGCGTAGATTCTATGCACACAGTCGTTGTTTGTTATTTCCGAATGGCATATGGATGAGTGAAACTGTGAAATATTCACAGTGTTTGCGCTATAAACCAGGGGTAAACCTTAGTTTCCGCATATCTGGTATCACTAGATTTACTGCAATGACGCAAGGTGC